AAGAAAAGGAAATTTCATTTATAGTAAATTACATAAATGAAAATTATTTGAATTATGAAAATTATGAAAATGATAAATTACATCGATCTGCGGACGAATATAATTATGCAATAAATTTATTTAAAACGTCACACATAAAAGAAAAAATTAATACATTGATGGATCTCAAAATTGAATCAAAAATTGATAAAAAAAGATTATTTACATTTCTCGAAAAGGAAGGAGTTGATGATAATATGTTTATTAATAGAGTTAGTGGATCAATAAATAAAATAAATTATCTTATTATAAAAAAAATTTATGCTGATGCAGATTCTGTTTTACCAGAAAAATAAACAGATAATTTACCTGACAAATTTTGGAATATCATTGATTCGTCTGATTTCAAACCAAGAAATTTTTTGGTTGTACTGTCGGGATTTGTTAGTTTAGAATCTTTAATTAAATTCTTATTTTTAAGAGCTTCCCAAACAACAGCAACAACGTGAGGTCGTTTCATTAAAGTTTTTTCAAGTTTTGATTCAACTTCATAATTTTTAGATTCACAAATTTTCTTAAATTCTTTTTCACCAACAAATTTAATTACTTCTGGCGGAATAGGTCTTTTTTCATTAATACCTGTGGTAACATCACGTTTGCTATCTGAAGATTTTTTGGTTTTCTTTTGGACAAGTTTTAGAAATTTTTCCATATCTTTATCATGTTGTGTTTGTTTAGATTTTAGTTTTTTCTCAATTTCTTCTTTTTCTTTTGTTAGTTTAACAATTTCTTCTTTTTCTTCTTTAATTTGTTTATCAAGTTCGTTTTTAAGATCTTCAGTGTTTTCTTTGACTTTTTTCTTACTTGTTTTCTTTTCTTCAGAACTATCTTTGTCTTTTTTCTTTTCTACTTTTTTAGATTGTTTAGTGTCAGTTTCAGATTGAGAACTATCAGAACTAGAATCTGACTCATTTCCAGAATCACTAGAATCACTAGAATCAGAGTCTGAATCAGAATTTTCAATTTTCATTTGTTCTTCTTTCTTCTTTTTATCTTTATCTGATGATTTTGTCATTTGTATATATATTAATCCTTTTATTCAAATATTTTAATAATCAATTTTTTTTATTTAAAGACTATTAAAATATATTTATTAATGAATGGTAAAACAATATATGATTGGAACCATCCAAAAATTGACAAATTAAAGTTATCAAATAAAGAACAAACATTAATGAATTCATTATTGATATTTTACTCATCTTCTTCATGTTTTGATGAAATTTTGCCAATTATATTAGGATGTTCTAATATTTCTCTAAGGATTTTAGATTGGTTCGCGACCAATTATTCCAAAAAAACTAATGTTAGTTATGATATTAAAAAGGATGACAAAACAAACCAATTTAATGTTTACAAATCATATAAAGCACAATTAAAAGCATATTCTAAAAAATTATTTGATCCATTTTGTAGAGGAGATCCTAAAGTTCCATTTCAATATGATGAAGAAAATTGTGTAAATACAACAATAGGACAACTAAATTTTTTCAGATGGGCAATATCTAATAATATTTTGCAATTTGTCAAAGATAATTTAAATGATATTGACGATGATATGAATAAAAATAAAAATATTAATATGAACGGAAAGAAAAAGAAAAAAATTGTAAAATCATCAGAATTAATATTAGATGATTTTATAACATCGTCAGCAAGTGTCACGATTACCACAACAACTACATCAAGTGAAAGTTCGACATCTATAACACCCATCAAAAAGAAAATGTCGAAAGAAATTGTGGTTACATTTGGTTAGAAATGAAATTAAAATTATATTTTCTGTGTGTATCCATTTCTTCATTTGTTGTTTTATTTATTTCTGATTCTGTAATTTTTATTTGTACATTTTCTTTTGAATTTAAAGAAGATAATGAATCAGAATTTGAGTTTGAATTTTCTATATTTTCTGTTATTGTTGATTGTAATTCCAATTCATTAAATTTTTGTTTATTTTCAAGTTCGGTAACATATTCATCTGTTTCTGTATCTAATAAATTGTCATCATTATCATCATCAGAATTTTCAAGTTGTTCTGGTAAAACATTTACCATAACAATTTTTGTAGTTATTGATATTAATCTTGGTATTAAACATATACTAAAACAATTATCATTAAATACTAATGAATGTAATAGTATAATAATTTTACAATCATTATTTAATTTCAAATCTTCTATGGTTCCTTTAGTTTTTATGTTTTTAATAATTAAAGTTTTTAAACTATCATTTTTGCAAAATTCAGGATTTAAAATTTTTAATTTCAAAACTCCATTTTGATATCTTTTATCCTCATTTGACGATTTTCTTATAATTGATTTATATTTTGCACTTGGAGATTCACTAAACCATTCAGAACTATATATTTTGGCATCTTCAATAATTTTATCATCTATTTCTTTTAATTTTTTTATTATTTTTTTTATTTTGGTTTGATTTTCGTTATAAATTGGTAATTCTAAAATAAAATATTTCTCTAACTCTATAATATTTGACAATAATGTTATTGTTGGTAACGTTATAACAAATTGTTGTATGTTATGATCATTAGCATAACCTATTTCAATTATTTTTTTATGTTCATTTTTTATTTTTTTATTCATGTAAATTATATTGTTTACATTCATTTCATTTATATTAATTGGAGATATGTTAATAGACATTTTAAAATATATAAATACTTAATTCTTAAATACTTTTTATAAATAAATTAATTATTTCTTAGATCTTGATTTTGACTTTTTGGATTTAGTTTCTGGTTCGGAATCAGGTTCAGGTTCTGGTTCAGGCTCAGATTCAGACTCAGAATCAGATTCAGGATCTGGATCAGAACCTGAATCACCATCCAAATTCTTAGATTCAACTTTGGGTTTTGGTTTGTTGACTCGAAGAGTATTACTTTCGGTTTCATCATTAAAATCAGCATTACATTCAACACCAGCAGAAGTTCGTGGTCTTGGTGCAATTTCCATTTTATGAATTTTCCATGTAGCACCATATTTTCCGGAAGCATTCCACAGTTTACTCAACAACAACAAAAATCTACATTTTGATTTGTAAAGTATTTTCAAGTCTTCAAGATCAGTAACTGTTTTGACTTTATCTGACAAATCTTCTCTGACAGGAATATTATTTTCATTCAAGCAAATTTCAAAATCTTTTCCATCATCACACATCTTAGTATTAACTCTAAATATTTTAGTGTCAATTTCTTTTGTTTTATAGTTGATTTTAAACTTTGATTTCATATATTTTGGTCTTTCAACATTGGGACCATTGTAATTAGGATCTGATTGTGGTTCTCTAACTATTGATTCATAAATTGTTTTCTTCAAAATTTTTTCAATATCTTTTTGTGATGGTAGTTTTCCATCTTTATCTTTTTGGACAAGCAATTTATTTTTCATTTTATCAGATTCCAGAATTTCATCGAGTGATTCCATTTTTTCTCTTAATAGATCAGATGCATCTAAACCTTCAATAAGTGGAATTTTAATAAAAGATCGTTTATCATCATCAGTATAATATTTATCATCTTTCTTTGGAATACCATAATGATCCATTGAAATCCAATCAGTTTGCAAAATTAAATTTCCGTTGTTGTCATAGTTGCAATATGAGATTGGCTGACTGGATCTTTCATTTTTACTAAAATTGGAGAATGACAAGTTTTCTGCATCAAAATCTTTAACTTTAACATTTGTAAATTTATTGCTCATTAATTTATAATAATAATATAAAATTTGATTCTAAATATTTAAACTTTCAATTTTTTTAAATATTTAACATCATAATATTTAAATAATAATACTTTGCACTTTTTCTCCCAAAGATTCATTGTCATATAAATGATAATCATTAGTTTTAGAAAAAAATTTATCTTTCAAGAGAGTTTTGAATTTTTCATAATTGATTTTTTCATGTGCATAATATCCTAAATATAATTTTTGTGATTCATTTAATGACACAACACTATTACTGATACTATTAATTTTTAATTTTAATTTAAGAGATAAAATCAGAGTTACCTCATCATACTCTTTATCAGTTAAATTAAATAATTCTAAAAACTTTTTATCAAGTTTAATTTTAGTTGTCATAGAAGTAATATTTATTTATAAATAATAAAAAAATCAATTTTTTAGTATTTAAAGTCATAACGCATTAATTTATCAAAAAATGTCACAAGTGAAATTTGAAGATTTAGGCCTTTCTGAAAATTTATTGAAAGGAATTTATTTACATGGATTTATAAATCCATCAAATATACAAATAGAAGGTATTAAAGCAATTTTAACAAAAAAAGATTGTGTTTTACAGAGTCAATCTGGTACTGGTAAAACTGCAACATATTTATTGGGAGTTCTACAACTTATTGATACTACAAAAAAATCAACTCAAGGAATTATAATTGTTCCGACAAGAGAATTAGCAGAACAAATTTATAGTGTTGCATCTAATTTGGGAAAATATATTGGTTTAACAATAAATATATGTATCGGAGGAACTTCAGTAAGTGAAGCAATAACTGAAATAAAAAAAAATCCTCATTTGGTAATTGGTACTATAGGAAGAATAGATCATATGATAAAATCGAAATTTTTGAAAACAAATGATCTTAAAATAACTGTTCTTGATGAAGCTGATGATATGTTATCATATGGATCCAAAGATTTGGTTTATAATATTTTATGTGAAATTAAAAGTAATTATCAATTGTGTTTACTTTCAGCAACAATTCCAAAAAATATTAAAGAACTAATGATAAGTTTAACAAGAAATCCAATAGAAATATTGTTAAGAAAATCAGAAGTATCTGTTCAATCCATAAAACAATTTTATGTTGATGTTGAAAAAGAAGAATATAAATTAGATACTTTACTGGATCTATTTAAAATAATATCAACATCTCAAACGATTATTTATTGTAATACTATCAATAAAGTTGAATGGTTAGCACAAAAATTGGAAGAAAATGAATTTCCAACTGCATGGATTCATGGAGAAGTTGATCAATCAGACAGAAATAAAGTTGTTGATGAATTTAGAAACGGGAAAACAAGAATTTTGTTGACAACTGATTTATTGGCACGTGGAATTGATATTCCAGAAATAAATCTTGTTATAAATTATGATTTACCCTCATCAAAAGAGAATTATATACATAGAATTGGTAGAAGTGGTAGATTTGGAAGAAAAGGTATTGCTATAAATTTTGTAAAAATGGAAGATGAATCAGATTCACGTAATTTCAATAAAATAAGAAATTATTTCCAAATAAAAATAGATTACTTACCAGAAAATATTATGGATTACTTACAATAAATTATTAATATTATTTAAATAATTTATTTTAATAAAAAAATTTATTCAGGAATAAATAAATCATCAATATCTGTTTTATTATTTATATCATTCATAAACACATCTTCTTCAATTGGTTTCATATGTATATATCCTCCTTTTTCATTCGATGTATATTCTGAATTCTCTAAAAGTTCTGTATCTAACATCAAATCAAATATACCAGTTCCTCCTCTTATACATCTTCCAACCATGACACGACTAGATACAGATCTCATATGATCAGTTTCATTAAAAATTGCAGCATACAATAAATGTTCCATTTGTTTTTCAAATGATGCTCTAGCTAATGGATCAGTTTCTAACCTACTCATACCATGTCTATCAATTGATGTAATTGTTCCCGTATGAGTCATGACATCAACTAAAATTGAAAAATGAGAATTACCCAATCCATCACCATACGAATCTCTCAATTGATTAAACAACATTGTTCGTGCTGCCTCAATACCATATAATTTATGAATAGTTTCAATATCATTACAAATAGTTTTATTATGATCAATACCTTTAACAAATCTTAAATCAACAAGATTGATCCCACTTGTTGTGACTATAAATTGTTTTGGTTTTTCAATATCTCCATTTTCTTTAAATTTTAACACTGTCTCTTGTGTTAAACTTATATCCATAATATCTGGAATACCTTTTATAATTATTTGTGTTTTGACAATATTCCAAAATCTTTCCAAAGTATTGTAATCATAATTTGACAAACTAAATCTAATGTGAATTGTTGGAACGACACTTGTATCAAAATTACTCAAAATAGCACATTTGGTTATTTTAGAAAATAATTCTTTATCTTCTTTCTTCATTGCTTTATTTTCTGTAAAATTATTCAACCAATAAATGACAAATTTTGTTTTGACATCGAGCAATGTCGTTTCTTTTTCCATCATTTTTTCTCTTGACAATTCAATTCTAAAAATCCAATTAATTGTTTCAATATCTCCCTTTAAACTTCCAATAAAGAATGGATTTCCAACATTATCATTTTTTATTTTCATTGCTAATTTATTATTATCTCCAGGATAATACAAAATCTCAGCTTTTTGATATAAATCATCTATTAATAATGTTTTTAAATATGATGATATTCTAGATACAGTTTGTTTGTGTTCAGCATATTTATCCTCAAAATAAATATATGTTTCTGGTGATTTTATATTTTTAGAATGGTTTAATAATTCTTTAATACGTGAAACACCCATATTAGAACCTTTGCCTGCACTATGTTTTGTATTCAAAGTTAATTGTGTAGTTTTTTCTCCAATTGACTGTGCACTGACAACACCGACCATTTCTCCGGGATCCATTACTGATTTATTAAAAGATTTTATAATTGCATCAATCATTTCGTTAAATTTATTTTCTGTCATTTTATATTCAAATAAACATCTTTTTGGATTAATATATTCATAAATTGCCACTTTGAATAAAAATTTAGAATATTGTTCATCATCTTTTCTAAAATCATTAATTTGATCATTAATTGGAAAAAGTTCTGTGGAATTATGATCAAGTAAAAATTTGATTTTATCCAAAACAACTTGAGGATTAAAATCACATTCTTTATCTGATTTATAATCTTGAATTATACGAACAATATTTACTGGTAACATAAACTTTTCTTCCAAAATTCTATAATTTAAATATGATTTTCTTTGAATAATTCTCATTTGATCTCTATAATCTATTATTTTTTCGTACATTTCATCATTCATTTTCTCAATATCTTTCACTGATAATTTAAATGATTTTTGAATTTTTTCTATTTCTTTTTTATTGAAAATCATTTTTTCTTTTATTTTTTCATTATTATAAGATAGTAAATTTAATTTTATTTCTGTTTGATATGATTGATTAATTCCATTATCACCAAAACAAAATTGCATAATAATTCCATTAGCATTTCTAACTGTTCCATCATAAGCCACATAAATATCTTCTAAACCTTTTACCAATTTTCTTTGAATATAACCAGTTGTTGCTGTTTTAATAGCAGTATCAATTAAACCTTCACGACCACCAATACTATGAAAAAAGAAATCAGATGGACCAATACCATCCATGAACGAATTTTTTATAAATCCTCTTGCCATAGGTGTGTCATCGAATTGATGGAAATGTGGTAATGATCTATTATTGACTTTTCTTAAAATTCTTTTTGAATCTGGTGTTTGTTGTCCAACCATCATATTCATTTGAGCCACATTTGTAGATGATCCTTTTGCTCCACTTTTTTCCATAGTTGACAAAGAATTATTTGATGGATCCAAGTTTTCACTTACAATTTTACTGATATCAGGTTGGATAGTTCCCAAATATGCCTTGAACTCTTCTTCAATGATACTTGGATTAATTTCATTTATATCATTTTCGGCTTCTGTTATATTAAACTTATTTTGTAATTCTTGTGTGTTTATTATATGCCTTAATTTCTCTAAAATATCTCCTTCAAGATAAGCATCACCATAACCAACAGAGAAACCATTTAACAGAAGAAAACTTAGAACTATTCTTTGTGTGTCATCAATAAATTGTCTTGAACTGTCTGGACCCAGTTTGTCATAGATATAGTGAAGAATTGAATTTCTAACATTTGCTAAACTTGCTTTATTTAATTTCCCTTTCAAAAACTCACCATCTTTAATTAAAAAGGTTGTTTCATCATTTTCATTTTTAACTTCACTATTAATTCCTTTTGGAATTATAAAACTAAATACTTCATGACCAGTATACATTTTATTTTTATCAATTTTATGATATT